GCGATCAGCCAGACATGCCACTGAAAGCGCAGGATCACTGTATGGACGCGTTGCGTTACATGGTTCAAAGTTTGAGCGGTTCATCTTTTGCAGTGGGGTAACAATGCAAATTCATTCAATGCCGACAGCCGACCTTATCAACGACCCAAACAACGCGCGCACGCACGACGATCGAAACATAGACGCGATCGTGGCATCGCTGGACAGATTTGGTCAACAAAAGCCGATCGTTGTAGATGCGAACAACGTGGTCGTTGCAGGGAACGGAACTCTCGCGGCAGCGGTGTCGCTTGGATGGAAATCGATTAATGTGGTCAAAACGGAACTGAATGACACCGACGCGATCTTATACGCAATCGCAGACAATCGAACGGCAGAACTCGCCGCTTGGAATGCTCCGCAACTGCATCTGAACCTCGTCGATCTTGACTTACAGCCGGCCGACTTCGATGCGATCGGGTTCACTGAAAAAGAACTTGGCGACATGTTTCCAGATACAGCGATCGACGACAGCACGAAGGACGACGTACCAGAAGTCGAGGCTGAAGTTTTTAGTCAACACGGCGAGACCTATGAACTTGGTCAACACATACTTGTTTGTGGAGACGCGCTGGACGCGGATCTGATTGCTAAAATGTCAGAAGGCGCGGACGCAGTTGTTGCAGATCCTCCATACGGAACAGGCATCGATGCACCAAAAGGTCTCGGAAATAGCAGCGTGCCGATGAGTCTTGTCGGCGACCATGACCCGTCTTTAGCACGCAAAGCGGTCGAGGCATGGGTAGAAGCAGCGCCGGTTCAAGTTTGGTGGGGAGCGAACTACTATCTCGAAGCGTTGACCGGTTCTCCTTGCTGGCTTGTATGGGACAAAGACCATCATGGAATGACTTTTGCCGACGCGGAGCTTGCATGGGTAAACAGTTCAAGTCCGGTACGATGTTTCAGACACGCATGGTCAGGCATGCACCGAGCATCGGAACGCAACACCATCAGAGAACATCCGACACAAAAGCCGGTCGCGCTCTATGAATGGACCTTTGATGGTCGCGTGCCTGAGAACGGTGTCGTTGTCGACCCGTTTGGCGGCAGTGGTTCGACGCTTATTGCGTGCGCGGCGACTGGCCGGGTAGCAAGATTGATCGAATTAGATCCGCGATACTGTGACGTGATTCGGCGTCGGTGGACTAAGTACGCAAAAGCAAACGGTCTCGAGGTAGGCTCTGGCGAGTTGCAGTAGTAGACACAAAGATCGACTTGCGATAGCATTGTCGCGATGGCTTCTAACCTTGCAATTCGAGACGGCTGGTTCGTGCGTGTGTTGCGAGCGCTGAAGCTTGTTGATGTTTCGCCAGAAGGCGAGATCGATCATAGCGCCGGCGCGGACTTTATACCAAACAACGGTGCGGCTCCAAGTTATGACCCGCTTGCATCGCTCTCTTCGATGGCTTCATTTCCTTGGGTTTACAGCGCGGTGACAGCGCTCGCGACTGACATATCAAAAGTCCCGATCAAAGTTGTTCGCGGTGAAGGCGCGGATGCAAAGCCGGCAGATGATCATCCGCTGGCTTTGCTTTTGGCTAAACCTTCGTCGCGCGTTCCATCGGTTCTGTTTTTCAGACAAATCGTGACCGACCTTGCTTTGGTCGGCGACGCTTTCATTTTGATCGCCGGAAACAATCAGCCGGAAGCGCTTTTGCGTTTGCATCCAAGCCGAGTCCGAATCAATCCACAAAACGACGGACAGCCGGGTTCATACTATTACAACGGCGGCAGCTCTCCGATCGAGTATGGGTACGATCAAGTGTTGCACATACGATCGCCATCGTGGGCTGATGATCCTCGTTCGCTATGGGGAGTCGGAGCGATTCAGTCGTTGCACAATGATCTAATGACTGACAAGCGCACGCAAGAACTAACAGCGGCGTCAGCGCAAACCGGACGTCCAAGTGGAATTATCTCGCCATCGGAAGAGGGAGATCGGTGGTCAGCCGAACAGATCAAAGTGATTCGACGTGCTACCGAGGCTCAGATGTCCAGCGGCAGCGGCTTGTTGGTGATGGGAGGCGCGCTTGATTATACGCCTGTCGGATTCAGTCCGAAAGACATGGAATTTCAAGCCGTGCGCGAAATGACACGGAGCGCTGTTTTGGCTTGTTTAGACGTGCCGCCGACGAGAGTCGGTTTGCCAAGTGCGAACTACGCGACAAGTCTGCAACAGGCAAAACGCTATTGGGAAGGAATATCCGGCAAGTGCGCGCTGATCGCTTCCGAGTTGAACAGGCTTGCAGCCATGTTTCCAGATGGCGACGAGTTGCGCGTGCATTTTGACTTTAGCGGTGTCGAGGCGTTGCAAGAGTCGCGAAGCGAGCGCGTGTCGAGAGTGATGCAGTGGGTAACAATGGGAGTCCCTGTTGCGGACGCGGCAGCTTATGAAGGCTTTGACGATTTGCCGACCGACAACTTGATCGACGAATATGCGATGCAAGACGATCAAACGCAAAACGAAGAGCCAAACGATGAGCCCGATGAAGAGCAAGACCAAGATCCCGACGAGGATATTGATCGCGGTGCGATTCTGGATTTTGTGACGCGCGGTTTAGACACGGTTGACAACGCATACGAGCAAATCGATTTCAGTTTGCCAGATGGGGTCGTGACAGAACTGGAGCGCGGGATTGCATGGTACGAAGAAGGTCTTGCTGGCGATGGCTTAACAGAAAAAACAGTCCGCGATGCGCGCAAAATGGTCAGAGAAAAACGCGCAACAGTGAACAAAGTGCGACTGATGGTTCCATGGTTTGCACGGCATGAGGCAGACAAAGACGGAGAAGGTTTTGAGCCGGGTCAAGACGGCTATCCTTCGGCGGGTCGTGTTGCATGGGCTCTATGGGGAGGCGATGCCGGTAAACGCTGGTCGGAAAAAGTATTGCGGCAAATGGACAGCGAGGATGAACGCGAAGATCGCGATCAGCCGGCTGAAGTGGAGCGCACTGAAGCAGAACAGGAAACACGGATCGCGCCATGTGCGGATCTGAAGTCTCGAGAAGCGCGTCAGAAATACATGGGTCAGTTCATAACGAAGGTCAACGTCCCATTCGAGCGGCAGTTTGGTCTCGTTGTTCGTCGGTTTTTGCGCGGTCAATCAGCACGAATCGCAAAACGCGCCGAGATACTAAGTGGCAAACCTACCCAAAAAGCGTTCAATGCCAAAATCAACAGGGCAACACTCGGCGAAACATGGCTCCGCGACATTTTGGACCAACTACGCGAGGCTGAAATGTTTCGCAACATGGCGCGACCGGTCTTGGAGCGTCTGATTCGAGAAGCTATTGCGCGTGCGATACGGGATGCCGGCGTCGGCGTCGACGTTGTTCTTACGCCTGAATGGATCACGAATCAAGTCGATGCTTTTGTCTATGATCTTGCTGAACACGTCAACCAATACACGGGTCAAGTCGTAGAGGAAACAATCGAGCGCGGGATCGACAATGGCGCTACGATCGGCGAAATACAAGACGAACTTATGCAAAGTCACGCATTCAAACCAGCGCGCGCTTTGCGTATCGCTCGCACCGAAGTCACACGCGCGGTCGCAACAGGCACGCGCAAAACATACGACGAACTTGAAAATCGCGGGATCGAATTGACGCGGACGTGGATGGCAAGCCCGGGCGCGCGTGATGCGCACGCGGCACTGGACGGAGAGTCGGCAGGCGTTGACGGTCACTTTGTAGTTCCAGCCGGCGCTCCGCATGCAGGATCGAAAACAAGAAATCCCGGCGGTTTTGGCGATCCCGCTTTGGACATAAACTGCCGATGCACAATCACGGCAAGGGTGAAAAAATGACCACAAAACTCCGCACGATGGTTTTGCGAAGCCATACCGACAAACAAGGCAAGACGACAGTCACAGCGAGCGCACCGACGCCTGATCGATACGGCGATATCGTTGATGCCTCTTGGAACCTCGACCACTTCAAAACCAACAGTGTCGTTCTATGGGGTCACGACTACACGCAACCTCCGATCGGACGGGTCACGGATATTGGGCTCGAGGGCAAAACTTTAGTTGCGTCGATCGAATGGGATCGCGAGAGTGAACTTGGCAAGACCGTCGCGTCACAGTTCGAGCGAGGTTTTTTGAATGCGGTCAGTGTTGGGTTTACCCCGGGCGAGTCTATTGAACGATCTAAACTGGACAAAGACGATCCCAACTACGGCACGCAAGGACGGCTTTTTAGGCAAAACGAACTGATGGAATTGAGCGCTGTTTGCATTCCGGCTCACCGAGGCGCGCTTGCGATGCGGACTATTGGTGGTCCGTCAATGTTGAAACACATAATGAACGTCGAAGAGACGGAAGATGCGTGGATCATTAGCTATGCAAAAGGCGAAATGCACGACGAGCCGGAAGATGCCGACGATGCCGAAGATGCCGATCCAGCCGAAGACGCGCCGGAAGAGGCATACTACGAAGACGACGATGACAAGAAAAAAGAACACGAACCAGATCACGAAGATGATGATGAAGATGGCGAGCCTGATGGGGATGACGGCACGTACAACGACGAAGATGAAGACGAAGATGACGAAGATCAAGAGAGATCCATGCGCGCAATAGCGCGATCGGTGTTTCTCGATCTGATAGGAGCCGAGCCTGAACTTCTGGAACGTTCAACGCACGGCTCGCAAAACGACCGAATCGATCAAGATCCGATCGCTGTTCTGTTAGGCATTGACAAGTAGTGTCTCGCAGTAGTAGTTAAACAAAGAACCAACTCCCCAAACTCGGAGACAATAAAATGTCCGACAAACTCGATCTTACAACTCCCGACAAGGCGCGCAAAGCGCTCGCCGAACTTGTTTCGGAACAAAAGCGGCTGAAAGCATTGAACCGCGATCTGTCTGAAAACATGGAAGCGAAAAGCAAAGCGCTCGTCGAAATTAATCAGCGCATGTCCGAACTTGAAAGCGCTTCAAAAGCGTATTCAGGATCTCGCGGTGATGGCAGTGTCGCGCGCTACGTTCGACGCGACGGATCTTTGCGGTTGCAAGGAGAAGCAACGGACGAACACGCATACATGCCCGGGTTGCTCGACGATACACCGCGCACTGACTGGCAAGCGGATCTTCAAAAGTCTGTCGACGACTACAATATGGTCAAGACCATCCGTCGCAACGGTGACGCTCCGAAGGCTTACGCGCGGATGATGGAAGTTGTGCGAACAGCACCGCCGGAAATTCAAAAACTATACGGTGATCTTAGTGGCTCGGGAGCCGAATGGATTCCTGATGTAATGTTGCCACAACTCGAGCGGAACTTGGTCAGCGCTCGCCGGATGGCAGGCTTGTTCGAGACCGTTCCGATGGCAGACAAGACAGTTATTCTGCCGTATTTGACAACTGGATTCCGTCCATACAAAGCGGCATCGCCAGCGGGAGACGATCCGGCTCAATATACCAGCTCGAGCATGACTACAGCGCAACGCACGATCACCGCTTCCGGCATGGTCGTTCGCGCACAAGTCGATGCCGATGCATCGGAAGATTCTTTGCTGGCAGCGATGCCTATTATCAGACAGGAACTTGTTTCGGCTTTGGTAGACGGCGAAGAGGATGCCATTATCAACGGAAACAGCGAGACAAGCGGTGACGTTGATGCGCTTGCGTCTTGGAACATTCGCTCGCGATGGGGATCGACCGGTCTTGGTGGATCGGCTGACCATCGGAAATGTTGGGTCGGTTTGCGGCACCGCGCGTTTGATGTTTCCAGCAATCACACTCCGTCGGCAGAGTTGTTCGCGGACGTTATGGCAAGCCGTAGACAGCTTGACGCTCCACACGGAACGGAAGGCGATTGTGTTTTGTTGACAAGTCCAGAAGCCTATTTGAAACACTTGCTGAACTTTTCAGAAGTGAAAGGACTGGATGCCTTCGGTGCAAACTACACGGCACTGAGCGGACAGCTTGCAGTTTTGGCAGGGATGCCAGTGGTGATCTCTGATTTTATGTCTGCCGATCTTGCTTCGACCGGACTTTATACCGGATCGGGCTCGACGACTTCTTGGTGTATCTTCAACCGGGCACGCTTCAAAATCGGAGTGCGCGCTGGAGCCAGCGTACAACTCGATCAAGACATAAGTCGTGGGGTGTTCGACGTGGTCGCTCGGAATCGCGAGATTTTCTACACCCCTGACGCAGCAACAACCAAGAACGTCGCGCTCGGCGTCGACATTTCTACTTGATCGAAACTTTAAACTGGAGACAATAAAATGTCCGCACCACAATCTGTCACAGTATCTGCATTTGTCGATACGTCTGCGACCGTCACAACTGGCATCTGCCATGGGCAAGACGGCGAATATAAGCTGGAAAGCATCACGATCGTTCCATTTGCCGCGCTTGCGGAAGATGGCTCGAACAAGTATGTGATCGCAGCAAGTCAAGGGTCCGATTCCGTCGCGACTTCTTATGACACAAGCGATTCAGGGAACGTTCTTGCGGCAGGCGTAGCGCAATCTATGACTGTCACAACTACAGCGGGATCGGCTCTCGAGTTTGGCGCGACCGACGTGCTGAAGTTCGTTTGCACCGAGACCGGAACGGCGAACTTGAAAGTGAACATCATTTGCGCGTTTAGTCAGGCTCGGGTCTAAGCGGTGAAAAGTGTTCTCGTCCAGTATGCGATCCGGCCGGGTTGCAGTATGTATTTCAACGGGACCAGATGGGGCTCTATTTGCTGCAACTGGAAACAAGGCGAAGTGCGACAACTGGACGAGAACACTGCCACTATTCTCCAGTCCAAGTTTCCTGGCTGGTTTACGGTGCAAACATCAGAGATCGCGGAGCCTACTGTAGATCGCGCGATCAAAAGTCCAGCCAAAAAAGCAGCACCAAAAAAAGCGGCTGCAAAAAAGGCACCGACCAAAAGAAAAACGACCGCTAAGAAAACAACTTCAACCAAAAAGGCAAAATGATGCTGTTGAAAGCGACAGAAGCGAATGAGTGGCCGGCAGGTTTGCGGTGGTCAGTAGGCAAGACGCGCGAAATCGTTGTTGGTGACGATACTGAAGTTCCCGACTGGCTCGTAGAAGTTAAAGCCAAAAAAAGCAAAGGCAAAAAGGCACCGCCGAAATCTGATGAGGGTTAAAAATGGCTCTCTTGGACGCTGCTACGGTGCGAGAATATCTGCCGTCATTGACTGGATCGGCTGAAGATAGCACGCTGAACAGTCTGATTTCGCGTTTCGACAATCTTGCAAGCGCTTGGTGCGGATATCCCGCTGCCGCTGTTGGTGGTTCGTCAAGTTTCGAGGTCAAAACCTACACGCTCTATCTCGACGGCACTGGATCGAAGTTTTTGCATCTGCCAGTCGTTCCCGTGACAGGTATTACGTCGCTGCATGTAGACGTGGATCGCGGGTACAATAGCGACGACCTTGTAGCGGCGTCCGATTATGACCTTTTTGGTGACACTGGATCGGTCATTTTGAAGATCGACAGCGTGCAAGGAGCGTTTGATCATGCACCGCGAAGCGTGAAAGCGGTTTTCACGGCTGGATTCAGTACGACGCCCGATGCAATCAAACATGCGTGCGCGGTTCAAGTTGCGTATTGGTGGCAAGGTCGATCACATATTGGCAAAACCAGCGTCAGCGCCGGCGGCGGCAGTGCTTCTGTTGCAACGCTTGAACTTTTGCCTGAAGTAAAGCAATCGCTGAACTCTTTCAGATTGCCAAGTGCATGGGTAGGATGATCAATGGCTGACCCAACACTTGACGACGTAGCGAACCATCTACGCAACCTGTCAGAAGGACAGCTCATGGACGCGATTGAACTAATCGCGATCGATTATGGC